TTTTGTCTTCTTCCCTAATAAATAGTCTTGAATTAATAAAATCTTCTTAATATTGGATTCAGTCTCATAAGCCTGAATTAAATAGTTAAAAACTTTATTTCTATTCATATCTTTATAGTTCTTAAATAATAGTTTCCGTCTATAAATATCAGTATAAACACAATTATGTGTATTTATTTCACTCCATTTTTTATTTATATAATTATGTACTTTATTGAAAAAAGGGACTTTTTCTCTTGTTTCTTTATCAATTCCACCATACAATAGTTTGAATGTTCTTTGTTTTGATTCCTCATATGAACATTCATAGTGTTCTGCAAGATGTTTGTGTACTGAATCTTTACCGAAATCGTAATCAACCAAGTCAGCAATCAATCTTAAATGATATGCATCAAAGTCAAACTCTATAAGTGAATTATTTTCAGGTATGAATGCTTTTCTCTTCTCAGGTGGTAGAGCTGCAAAGTTAACTGAACCGAATGAATTACTTGGCCTACCTGTTGTTGTCCATAGATTGTATTGTGAATATAACTTTCCATTCGATATATGCTTCTTTACTCTTATATCAAATATATCACATACATCATCAGAAACCTTGATTCCATTCTTCTCAATTGAGGTAAATGCCTTAATTACATCATTCATATAATCATTATTATCACCTGTATGTGGTATATTCATTACCTTATTAACATCACTACAATACTCATTATGTTTAGATAATGGTATGATTTCGTTAAGTTTTTTAACATTGTAAAACTTGTTACTCAGGAAATCTATTGCGTTGTTACGAACATTATTTTCAAATGGTTTACCAGTTTCCAACCAATGTACAAAATTTAAATCCCAAACATCTTTAAATTCATAGAAATGATTCAATATTTTTTTATCAGGTGTGACAATCCATTCTCCATCTAACCACTTGTAATCTTCCATAAATTTATCTGAATCGGGATGATGTTCTATTATAAAGAATGATTTAGTGGGAGTGTCTGGTTGAACCCATAGAGCTGACAATCCATTGTTTTTATGTAATGGATGTAAGTTGGGGTCTTTGAATATAGGTATAATACAATACATCGTATCTTAATATATAACATTTTATTGAATAAAACAAGCTTTTTTTAATTATTGGTCGTAACTTCCTCGTTCTTCCATTCGTTTAGTAAATTCCTCAGTTTCACCTCTTGTTTTATCAATGCCAGGCATTGTTCCAAAATATTTTTTAAAATCAAGTGTCTTTACTGATGTAAAATCAGCTTTAAGATAATCGTACCTACCTGGTTGGCTAGGGTCTGTTTCATCATACTTAATTGCAGGTACAAAACCATAAAATCTAACAGGATCATCTTTATTGAATATTAAAAATACTTCTTCTTGATTATAATATAATCCAGTCATTGATGCTGGAAAATTTCTACCACCATATCCGTTATGATAATCTTTACCATGACTCTCACCAAACTTTCTACCAATATAAGAAGTTCCTGTATTTGAAAAATACATTGGACTTATTAAAATAATTCCTTCATCCGATGGACAAGATACTTTAAATTTAAATATTTGAGCTATATGTGTAAAACTACTTGGAATCGCTACGGGTGTTATATTACTCATATATGATTGAACATCTGCAAAGTTTTGAATTACGGTTATTGTTTTACCTTTACCTAAAGGTGATATTGAAAGTGTTGTAAATTTTAATTTATCTTGGAAATTGTAAATATTAGCTTGACTACCATATACTGTAATATGTCTTTCGGAGTCTCCTTTACTTGACCCTCCTATACCACCTAATCTATAACCTCTACCCGTGTTGGCACCACTAGTTCTCTCTGTATCTCTTAGACTAGAATAAGCAAAGCTTTTAGCACCTGAATCCTTGTATGCTTGGCTATCATCTACTCCAAATGAATCAAACAAATGAGGACTTAACGCAAAACCTCTATATCTACCTTGAATTGCATTTAAATTTGCCATTTTTTTTCTATATCTGAATACAGTTTCTAAAGTGGTGTACCATCCATCTGAACCTATACTGTGTTTTATTTTTGTGATTTGAAAATAACAAGTTTTTAAATATATTTTTGGTAAATAATCAACTCTAAATATATCACCTGGAACTAAACTTGAAATACCATAAGTTGTTAATTCTAATTTGATTGGTAATGGTGGATTTTTTTTATTAACGAATTTATCAGCTATTCTAGCTCTAAAATATTCTTGGAAAGTTTTTGTAACGAAAAATCCATTTTTTATTTGTGCCGAATCCGTAGCATCAATGATTCTTGTATTTTTACCCGCAGCTTTATCTCCCGTATCATCACTACTCTCATCCTCCGTATCATCCGTTGGCACAAAAAGTGTTGTAGTATTGATAACATTACCATAAGAAGCATTTAAATAAAAATCATTAGATTCTTGTAGTTCTGTTGTGTATAAATCTTGATATGTTTGTTTTTCTGCATTTGAATCTGATAAAGCCTTACCTCTAAAACCCCCAATATCAGGTAAGTATTTTACCTTAACTTCTTTAGCATTAACAATCCCTTCTTCTTCTAAATTAGTCGTCAATGTATTAAATATATCCGCTAAACTAGATGCGTTAATTATTTCTTCATTAGCAGGTAACATTTGTTCATTAGTTCCACTTAATGCTTGAATAGCTACATTGGCGCCAATAGCATCATTTGGTAGTGATAAATTAACATTATAACTTTTCACTATTGATGTAGGACTCATTATGTCAAATATAAATAATTTATCAAAAGCATCTTCTTCAATTATGTTATCAACACCTAAAAAGTTTTCATCAATGATTTTTAAAGTATTATCTTGTCCTCCAGCTAACTTGAATTTAAAAATACCATATGAGTCTTCATTTATTGCTTTCAATATATGATTTACAATATCTTTAAATGATTTACTTTCAGGCCCAAAGGCATCTTTCACAACTGCACTATTAACAAAAATTTCTCTAATTGGTATTCTTCCAACTGAAGCTTCATCACCACCATTTATTGTTTTATCATAAGTTGTGATAGGTGTTTCAAAAGGATAAGTATTAAAATATGATGGTTTTTTATCTGCAGTTGCAATCCAATCATTAAATTTTTTATCAAATGAATCTATTGTACCTGTTTCTAATTCTTTATAAAATGGAGTATGTTTTGTAATGGTATTATAAGTTCTATCCCAAAATTCTGGTACTAAAAACACTGGATCTGATTCACCCGTATTACCAATTATTGATTGTTTTTCGTAAAAATCAGAATGATAAAATGTAAAAGACTCACTTGAATCTATTTTTGTTTGCAATCCTTTTACACTAACATCATTTATATCCTCAATATTTTTTCCAAATGCAAACTCAGCGTTTAAAATTTTATCCTCTAAAAAACCAAGTGATATGTATTGAGATTCAGATTTTTTTGCATCTGGTAAGAACAACCCAGCGATTGAACCTAAAACCGTTGGATTAAAATCACTACCACCCAATGTTTCTTCAACTTTTTCATCTACAAGTTCTTCAAAATCAGCTATTTCACGAACTGATGAAGATGAATCTGGAACATTATCAAAATCTGCTTTTGGAACTATTTTTCCATCTTTTTCTTTTAAATTAAAATTATTTAAAGCTTCAAATCCAAAAAAATGGTCTAATAAAAAGTCAATTTTTGTTTTTAAATGTTGAAGTTTTGGAAAAGTTATCATAGCTACATTTGGTGATTGAATGGTTAAACTACATTCAACACTTCCGTTTTCCATTATTTTAGAATCATAATTAGTTACTTGTCCGATTACTACTTCTAAATTACCTTTTGACCGTGTAACCACACCATCTTTAGCATCACCATTTTGTTTTTCACCATATAGTTCTTCAATTATTATTTTATCTGCATCTTTACCTTCTTCATTAGTATTAATTATGTCATTTGGGTTATACAAGTCTTTAACTGAACTCCATCCAAAATCAATGAATATTTGTGCTCCTGGTCTTAAAAAGTATCTATTGTATATAGCATCAAAGTCTGCAAAATTATGAACTACGAAGTTTATTGTTGTGGTTTTTCTTTCACCCAATGCACCTTCTGTTTCTGATGACACGGATGTGATACCAGCAGCTGGTTTTAAAAATTTATTCACATCATCTCTAACCCCATGTTCGTTTGGAAACAATTCACCAGTTATGTAATCGTTTTGTTCACTATCTGTTTTTTGAAAAAATTCATCAGATGTAATTTGTTGTTGAGGTGTTATTTGGTCGGTGGTGTTCAATACATGATTTCCCAACATATAAACTTTTGGTTTTGAAAAATTAATATCTTTAGCTGGTCTTTTAACTACATATCGTCCTTTCGTAGAATCTGTTGATTCTTTTTGAAACGATACTTGTGATTTTGGAAATCGTGTTGATTTTTGGTCTTTATGAGCTTGTGCTACTTCCTCTTCTTCTTTCAATTGCTTTTCAAGTTCGGAGTTATTATTTGTTTTTGATTCAATAGTTTCACCCTCATACAACACTATATCATCTGCTCCCTCATAAACACCCGTTTGAACACCAGTCCACATACGAATAAATGGTGTTCTTGATGACAAGTCTGCTTCACCATTGAATTGATTATCCAATAATTCACCATAATTATAATCTTCTCTATCGTCAGGATATTTTGATGGGTTTATCTGTTGACCAGGTAATCTGGTTTTCTCAGCTGCTAATTGTCTAGCTTCAAGTGTTTTCTTAACCTTAATTGGAATGTCAGAACCAAATACTCTATTGTTTATAGGCATTTTTAGAAACCTCGTGCGTCTTTAGATGATACAGGTATTCTCAATGATGTTCCGGCTGGTATGTTGTTTGTAGTTAAATTATTCACTCTAGCTATGAACCACCAAAGTTGTGAATCATTGTAAAACCTAAATGCTAAATTATCACATCTGTCACCTTCTGTTGAAATGAAATACATATCATCATTTCTTTCAGGTACTTTTTTATAAATCGTTGTATTGTAATAAGATTTATTTGTATCTTGATTTTTATTTATATTTGTTTCATCATATCTAGACATTATTAGTTCCTCCAGTCGGTGATATTTCAGGAACATATCCATAGAATTTAGTATCAAGACTTGGAACTGTTCCATGAATTACTTGATATGTTAAAGCTACATTTATATGATGTGGAACTCTTGATGGAGCTTCTATTTCATAAGGTGAAGAATTATCTATCGTATAAGAAATAGATTTTATAAATCCTAACATTTCATCATTTGTTTTTCCATACAAATCACCTAATCTAAATTTAGTTAATGGTGGTTTCATTCTTACCTTATTACCACCCAAATAATTATCATTATCATATTGTGGATATGCAAGTGATGTTAGTCTATTTAATTTTTGATATATTGATGTTAACTCCGACCTTGTCTGTGCTGCTAACTTTAGATTAAAAGAAATATCTCTTGTAGCTCTTTCATACACATAAACGGGTTCACTTCTTCCAACATAATTTGTTTCAGACCAAGATGGTGAGATGTTTTCTGTCAACCCCTCAATGTATGCTCTGAAAAATATATAAGTGTCATCTCTTAAATCTTTAAAGTAAAATGGCATTCCATCTTTTTTTGAGTCAAGAAGTAAACCTAAACTTGTATCATCAAATTCATCTTCATACCCAACAGCCCAAGTATTAACATCAGCAACAGCTAACTCAGTACCTTTAATCATTTTTGCTAAAGTCATCTTATCACCTGTTACCTCTTCACCTGTTCTAAGTTCTTGTGGTGGGTCTCCACCACCAAAACCACCAAGAGAAAGTTGTAGTGGTTCAGATGGTAAGGATAAATCACCAAATGTTTTATTTAAGTCATGAGTTGCATTACCACCCGCACTAGCATAAGATACTCCTTGGCCAAGATTTAAAGTGTCAAATGTAAATTCAGGATATGTTTTGTTTAATAAACCAAAAGTACCAAAAGGTGGTGTAGCTCTATTAAAAAGAGCCCCAAATTGTCCCTGTGTAATTGTTCTCAGAGTTGAAAGTGGAGAGTATTCTTTTCCAAATCTTAAATCACTTTGACCCACACCAATACTGATAAATTTATTAGCATCAGGACCTGGATTAAGTCCAGTTGTTGGATTTGCTTGTCTAACTATTGGAAACTGAACTTTTGTATTACCACCTAAAAAGTTTTGCTGCAAAATGAAATCGGCACCTTGTGGTGATGATAAAAACTTTCCAATTCGTGTAGCATCAGCAGCAACTATTTCTGGAAAACTTGAATTTAGAGCTCTACCCACACTACCAATTGGACTAACGATATATGGTTCACCTGCAAAATCATTTGTCAATCCTAAGAAAGCGCCAGCTCCAACCAATGGTGTTCTTGATGGACTAAATAAATTATATTGTGCATTGTTTGCTCTTATATCCAATTTCCCTCTATTAACATTTGCACCATAATTAAATGGTTGAAATGGATTGTTCGTGTCTGGTGTGGATGATATTGGAAGAGGTTTATGGTCAGTGGTGTATAATGCCTCGAAACCACCTGATAAACTTAAATCTGTTCCAAGATTAGCTGTGTTTGTAAATAAATTATTATCACCTGAATTATCTAAAGAAGTTCCTTTGTATGAATTTATATTTGATATTTGTATACCTACATTTTTAGGAACTCTTGAATCATATGTTGTTTGTTCAAAATTTATTAAAGATGATATAGGAAATGAAATACTATCCAATATTGGATTCAATGATGTTCTGTTAGCAAAGTCCAAACCCACTACAGGAACATTAAATTGAAACCTTGAATCATTTGAATGTTGAGGTCTTTGGTCTATGAAGTCTTCTGTTCTTAATTCAGCTTGTTCTTGAAATATACTTTTTAATTTTAATAAACTCATTTATATTCTCATTATCCTAAGTTTCTAACTAATTTAGATTCAACCGCTGAACCAATTCCACTTACTGCAGTACCACCAAGTCCAAAATATTTTGCCATATCTTGTCTAAGTTGTGACATTTCACCTTTAATTTCAGAATTTCCTTTTTCAATACGAGATGTGTCTATATTTGTTGAACCGCCACCGCCACTTCCAAATGTAGGACCCATTGATAAACCATCTCCCTTTTTACCTTGAAATATTCCACCCATTTGTGGTGATGCAACAATTGGACCCCCATTTGGATCCATACCCAAGTCACCAACACTGTTTATCTTAGATGATATTGCCGTAATAGCAGCTGCTGCTACACCTACACCTATAGCTGCTTTAATAGGATTAGAAACTGCAGCTCCGGCAATATTGGCTAACATTCCTTTTTTTGCAGCTATTGAAGTAGCTATCGCATTAACTTTCATACCCGCAAATATACCAATTAATGTTGGACCTAACATTCCAATTGATTGTAGTGGTACTACAATCATATTCACAAGACTAACTATTCCATTTAACGCCGGGCCAATGGCTTCAGCCAATGTGATACCAACAGTTTTAAAACTAGCAACTAAACTAGCTACCGCAGTCATTGTTTCTTCTGGTATTTCAATTCCTGATGTTAATTTACTTATCTCACCCGTTAAAGTTTTTTGTTCTTTTTGTGCAGAAACTACTTTTTGTAATTCCGATACTTCTAATCCCGCCGCATCAGCTAATGCTTTTCTTTCCAATGCATTTAATTTATTAAATTCGGCTTCACTTCCAACTTGTTTAACCACTTCTTCCATAGCACCTTTTATATCATTATTAAGTGCTAACTCTCTAGCTTTTTGTAAATTCAATTGTCTACCAATCATCACGGAGGCTGTTATTTCAGCATTTAATGATTCTTGGAAATTCAATAATCCATCAGATACTTTTGCAACACTATCTAATCCTAAACCAAGTTTTCTAGCTTGGACAGCTGCTTCTAAAATATTTTTACCACCATCAGCTGAGAATTTAGCGAATAATTCAGTATTAGCTGCAACATCTTTCAATACTTGGTCAGGTGCAACATTGTTAGCTTTAGCTAATTGTCGTGTTGATAATAAAAGATTATTAGCTTGTTCTCCAGTCAATCCTTGTGTTTGTGTAAATAAACCAACTAACTTTGTACTTTCATCTACTGTCATACCAGTTGTTTTTGCTAATTTAGCAACACTCGCTGATAATTCATCAGCTTCATCAAATGCAACTCCAAAATTATTTGCTAAATCCGATGTTGCTTTATTTGCGTCTTCAGCTGATAAACCAAGTTTTGTAAATTCTGTTTGTGACCTTACGAGTTCTTGTCTAAAATCCGTTACACCCATAGCACCGAATTGTCCAGCTATAGCTTCTTGAGTTGCACCAAATTGCATTAATGCAGCCAAAGCAATGGTTAATGGATTGGTTATAAAACCTTTAATCGTACTACCCATTCCACCCATCAATGAATCTGTAGTGGATACTGTTCCTTCAATTCCTTTGTTTACCTTTAATCTTTTTGCTTCAGCATCTAAAGTAGATTTATAACCTTCCAAATTCTTTTTAACTGTTTCATCTGTTGCATTTAGAATCTCTTCTTCTAATTCTAATTGAGTTTGTTTAATACCTGTTAAATCATAAGCACCACTAACTATATCACCAGCAATATCATTTAATTGTTCTTCTAAATCTCCTAATTTTTTACCACCTGCTATTAATTCTCTAGTTACTGTTACTTGTTTTTGTAAAGCTCCAAAAACATCTTTTTGTAAACCCAAACCATCTTTACCACTTATATTATTTAATCTTTGTTTCTTTGTTATATCTGTAAGGGTTTTACTTATATCTTTGTAACCTTGTGTAGACTTATTTACTTGACGCTCTGTTAATTGATTTATGATTTCTTGATTTTTTATAAATTCTTTTTGTTGTTTTGTCCCAAGTCTACCATTTTTAATGGCTATGTCTTGCAGCTTATTATATGCCTCTGTAGCATTATTTAATTTGGTTTGTTCTTCTGTACTTAAAGCCATCTTAGTCCTCTACGTCAATACCTTGTTTTTTTAAGGTTGCTAAAACCTCATCACCAAGTTTATTAGCTTTTTCTATGTCTTGATAGAATCCTTTAACTAATTTTTGAATTTTTGGGTTTTTTAAGGCTTGTTTTTCTTTTGAAGAAAGTTTTTGTTTTTTTAATTGATTTAATCCAACTAAAAACTTGAATGCATTAAGTAATTTGTTCTCTAACAAAACACTTTTGTGATTCATATATGATTTTTTCTTTGACACAATACTCTCCTATTAGATGTACCTATTCATATATAAATATCAAATATGTAGAAAATTATCTTTTAAATCTTGAGTTATTACTTTTTGATTTTTGTTGAGCTTTTTTCATCTCATCATTTTCTTTTTTACGAGTATCAGATAATTGTTTAAAATAGAAATTTCTTAAATATACAGGCATATTATACACATCGGAGTGTGTAAACCCTATCCCGTAGTACATTAATTGAAATATTTGTTCGTGAAGCTTTGGTTTATCCTCAACTGTTAGGCCAAAAAAACCCAACCGTCATCGGTATATCTACCTTGACAGCTTCTCCTCCTAAATCTATTTCCTGTTCCATTATAATATCTGGAGTTACTTTTTTGATTTCTTCTCTTAAATACATTGAATCTCTTGATAGAATGTTTTGAGATATTTCATTAATTACTGATTGAGAATTATCACCATCAACTTCTTTGATTAAATACCTTAATCTCGTGGTTAATTCAGGAGAAACAGCACCAACTTTTTTAGAAGCATTTAACTCTTCATCAATTAATCTTTCATCCTTACCTGTAAGTAAGCTGAATTTAATTTTTCTTTTTGATATTGGTAGTGTTACTTCAAATAAATTTTCTTTTACATCTTTTGGTAATTTTTTAAATGGACATTCAGCTAAATTAAATACTTGAGTTGACACCCCTCCTGTTGTTGGATGTGTTACTTGACAAGTGTACTCAGGCCCATAAGCTAAAACTCTAGCTGCAACCATCACAGCATTTTTATCACCAAGTATTAAATCATCTGATTTTACACCTTCTGTTAATATTAATGAATCTAATAATTTATCAACCACTAAACCTTTTTTAATTAAATTTTGTGATGTCAAAATATCTTCTTCTCTCGCAGTCATATATTTGATTTCAATTTTTCCATCTTTTAATGGATGTCCTTCTGAATATAATCTACCCTCACTCGGTAAATCAATTACTTCACTTGGGAATTTATTGTCTGGCATTTGTAACCTCCGATTATTTTGATTCGGAAACAGACGCTTGTCTATAACCTGTAACTAACTTCTTAATCTCACCGATAGCTTTTCTTGCTCTACCACCAGCTGCTTTTGTACCTTTTTCTGAAAATACTGAATG